CTTCCCCACAACCACGTTCAGATCCCGGCCGGTAGCCTGATGCAGATCGTCCACTGCAGCGAGGCTCGCGGATCCGCCCGACATCAGCTTGAGCGCGCCCAGCGCCTCGATCTTTTTCACACCACCCACCGTCTCGGTCGAATGGTCGTCAACGGCCCGCGTGTGGCTCTGAAACTGCTCGCGGTTGTCCAGGGCTTCAACCTCCCGTTCGATTGCGTGATCCCGGATCTTGCCATCGGTCTGGCGTAACCAGTTGCCGTCCGCGTCGACGCGCTGCTGGGCGGTGCCGCTGTGCTGCCACACCTGGTCGCCTTTTGGCACCTTCGGCATGCTCAGACCGTGCGGCAGGATCGACTGAATATAGGGCTTGCTCGGCAGACCGTAGGCGAAGCACACCACCACCCGCGTGCCTTCCTCTGGAAAGGCGTAAATGCCCATGTCCTCGCCACCCGTGGGCAGTGGCAGCGGGACACCGGTCAGCGGCGGTATCGCCGGATCTGGCTCGTCATCTGCGCCCAGGACTTCAATATCCACGGCATAGCGCGGACGGAAGTCGTCGCAAATCCCCGCGTCTGCCGGCGCATCGGCCACGGCGGTCACACGGGCAAAGCGTGGCAGGTGGTAACCACCGGTGAGTTCGGGGAATTGGCGCTCTACAGCGCGGCGGATTGCGTCTTCCATCGGATGGCCATCTGGTCATTGGCGAGCGCCACCCTGGTGACACGCTCGCCGGTGTTGATCGTTGCACCTGGTCGTAACCCAGGAAGGGCCGCCACCATTGCGCTCTGGTTACCCTGGTAGCCGTCGAACAGCTCCGTGGGGATCTGCAGCGCCGCCCGGGCGCCAAAAAAGCCGTCGGCCCAGCTGCCGGCGAACACTTCGCCGTTGCTCAGCTGGTGCCAGGTGAAATCCGGAATACTGAACACCCGGGCCAGGCTGTCCATCGCCTGGTATCCGGCGGCAAGGCTGTAGAAGTACGGCGCCTTCACGCCGGCGTAAGGCCGATCAGGAACGCGAAAGCGCAGCCCCGTCTGCTCGCTGATGGCAGCCAGCACGGCGCGCAGATCAACGTGACGCAGATTCAGCGGCAACGGGTTGGCCAGCACGGCAGCCAGCTCACGGCAGAACAGCACCTGCTCTTTGGAATTGGCGGCGGTGCAACGCTCGACGTAGCCGATGAAGTGGCGCTGCAGCGTGCGGTCGTTGTAGCCGATGTCCAGCGTTACCAACCCTTTCAGCGGCTCGGCAGACTGCACGGTGAAATTCGCCCGCCCTGGACTGGTGGCGTCCAGCCGAACGTCTTCCTTGACCAGGGGAACAGGCGCGCCATTGATGGCCAGAACCTTGTGCAGCTTCACTTCTGCTCACTCCCGCCCAGCCACTTATCCACACGTCCCAGCACCTTTTCAAAGCCGCTCAGTTCCGGGTTGTCGCCCGAACCGGAACTGCTACCACCTTCGCCGACCGTGCTGCCCGGGGCGCCCTGGGCGTAGACCTGGTTGCCGGCACGCCGCCCCTCGACCTTTTCCGGGTTCGATTCGCGCTCACTCAGCGTGAACTGCACCAGCCAGGCTTTCAGGCTGTCGGCCTCGCGGGCACTGACGCCTTCGGAGAATTCGACCTGACGCACGCCGAACGCTTCGGCGGTGTCGTTCACGACGCGATACAGATGCAACTCCCCGCCGCTCGCCGTGGCTTCGGCCATGCGCATCAGGTCAGTCAACTGCACCCGATCAACAAAGGGGATCATCAGCGACACGGCCAGCGTCTTGGGCTTGAACCCCTTGTGGGCTTTGTCGGTGTTGCTGGTCTGCCCCGACATGTCGCCGCTTTCAATGCGCAGATTGCCGGTGACCTTGAGGTTCTTCCCCTGGACTTTTTGCCCGTCGAGCAACAGTGTCATAGGCCCACCAGCTCCCGTACAAAACTCAGCCCTTCCTTGGTGCCCACCAGCAGCAGGCCGGCACATTGCACCCACTCATGCCCGGGGGCATCGCCGCTCAGCAGCTCCTGACGTAGCTCGGTGGCATTACCTGGGCCGATCAGGCGCGCCCGTATGCTGACATCGGCGTTGCCCCCGCCCAGCAGGCCTTTCAGGTCTGCCAATTGTTGATCCCGCCCCTGTTGCTGGGCGGCTTTTCGAGCGGCCAGCGCAGCCAGATCGCCCAGCGGCGAACTGTCGGCGGCGTAGCCTTCCAGCACGGCCAATTGGCCGGCCATCGATTGCTTGGCAGCCTTGACCACCGTGCATCGCTCCAGGGGCAGTCCTTGCCAGCGCGGCAACGGGCCGGCGCCGGGGATCTCCCACTTGTCGCTCTCAAGTTTCAGCAGGTACTGGGCGCGCCGTTCGGTTCGCACCAGGTCGCCGATCGGCAGCAACGCATTGAAGCGCGACAGACCGCTCGCCAACTGTTCCAGGCGTGTGCCCAGAAACAGAATCGACAGGGCATATTGCGGCCCAACCGGACGGCCCGCATCGGTGGCGTCCTCCAGTTTTTTGGCCAAGTGTTCCAGCACATTCGGCGCCGACAGGTAGCGCTGATAGCCTTTGCCCTGGCCGATGCCGCTTTGAAACGGCGTCACCACCAGGCACGACGGCACCTGGCCCAACTGTTCGGCCAGGGCGGCCCGTCCTGCCTCAATGGCATTTTTCGCCGCATCACCAACCGGCCCCGGATTGGTGCTGGCCAAACCTTCCAGACCAGCCAACCGCTGGGCTGTGCTGGCCAGCTCACCGGTGGCCAGATCCTTGGCGGCAGACAGCCCCCCCATCCATTGCGTGGCCTGTTCTGGCCAGCGCATCGTCACCGGTGACCAGGTCATGCTGGCGGCGTCCATTTGATGGCGTCCATCGCTTTGCTGTTTTGTTCGTTGAACGCCTTGGCCAGCGCTTGGCGCAGGTTTTCGGCGTGCAATTGCGCCGCCTGCTTGAAACGGAAAAGATCTTGGCCAACATCGCGCAATTGTTCGGCGGTGTGGGTTCTGAAGGCCTTGTGCTGCTCCATGTCGGTACAGGCGATATCGGCGGCCAGACCCGAGAGGATGGAACCGGTCAAATTGATTTGATCGACCAGTGCACTGTCGTAATGAAAAGGCCAGCCCAACGCCTGAGAAACGAACCCAGATTCGGTGTACAGGGCGCACGCCTGGTTGATTTCCTGCTTTTTCTGCTCATTTAGCGAAGCCAGAATCGCAGCGGTGTCGTCAACCCAGTGGTCGTTTTTCCAGACTTGAAGCGGCTTTGGCTGCTTGAGCGTGTAACCGCTGGGCATCGGCGCGAAGCCGTCCAGCGTCAGCGGCTCGCCGGTCTTTATGTTGTACGCGGTCACGCCCTGGAAAAAGTCCAGCAGTTGCCATTTTCCATCAATCCAGCACGCAGCCTTGTGTTCAGGTTCTTCCGGAGGCGGGATTTCGACGCAGCCTGCGGGGATCAGAAAAACGTCGGGTTCCAGCTGGCAGGCCTCGGCCTCGGTCGTGCCGACGTAGCGTCCGAAGGAGTTGGTTTGATAAACGATTTTTCGGTTCATACAGGCGCTCAGTATTTGATGCAGACGAGAAATGCCACGTTGTCCGGACGGGACTCATGGATCCCGTCTGCGGCGACCGTGACGCCGTGGATGTGGTCACCGGTGGCATAGATGTTCAGGCCGTGGGAGTGAACACCGTCACCGTTGATGCCGACGGCGTGGGTGTGTGCAGCGTGGGCGCTGCCAAACTCTCGCCAGAAGGCTCCGCCGGAGCTGGAACCCATCACCGACCCGGCGAGGTTGCCGCCGACGTTGATGCCTTGGTTCCCCATCAGAATTTGGGTGTTTCCTTCACCAGCGCCTGCTGTCCAGGCCGAGTGACCATGCCAGCCGGCGGCGTCGATATGTCCGCCGTGACCGTGCGCACCTGCTCCGGAGGTTGACGCCGCGTGAGTGTGCGAGCGGTTTTGGTTGGCCTGCTCACTGCCCAGCGCCCGGCCGGCATCTAAAGTGCCGCCGTCGCTCCAGGCCCGAATGAACTTGCCGCGCATGTCACGTAAGTTGAAGGTATTCACGCCATCGCCGGCGCCGTACCGGGTGCCGATCACCGCGAACAGCTTGGCGTAGGTGGTTCGCGAAATGGCGGCACCGTTGCACTTCAACCATCCAGGCGGCGCGCTGGTCATATCGAACGCGGCAACCATCCCGGTCATCGAGTCTCCGACCTGTTGCTGCAGCTTGTTAAGCGCGGCGGTCGAAGCAATGATCTGGCTGCTGTTGGTGCCCGGATCGTCGCTGATTGCGTTGGGAACATTGCTCAGCCCGACGTCTTCTTTCTTTGTCCCTCGAGCACGCAAGCGCGGGTAGTCACCGTTCCTGGCCGCAAGGTAGGTAATCAGCGAAGCGTCGATTGGCTCGACCACTCGCCTATCCAGCGCAATGGAAGCGTTGGGAATCTCGGCGAGGGGAACGCAGTAGTGGCCAACACCAGCGCTGTCGGTGTAGTCGGTACGATCGGCTCCGAACACGATCGTGTAGCTGGCCACAACATCGTTGAGTTCACGCTTCAGGGCGACATCTAGCCAGGCCACTGTGGGGTAGCTCGGCGGCTCAATCTTCAACGGGGTCGATCGCACGACGCGAATCCCCGCGATATAGGCGCCGCCTGGGTTCATCTGGAACGAATCGTTAACCCAATCAATTTTGAAGCCGG